GTGACCGAGGCCGATCGTCCGCGGCGCCGACCCGTGCGCATTGAAGCAACGTTCGACACTGAGAAGGCGTTGAACACAACCGCTGACGCCGGATGGAAGGAGGCCTTCCTTGATAAGCTTGCCGAGACCTCCAACGTCACGACAGCGGCAGAGGCGGCCGGCGTGAACGCCGCACGGGCCTATCGCGCACGCCGCGAAGACCCGCTTTTCGCGCGCGATTGGCATGCCGCACTCATGGAGGGTTACGAGCATCTCGAACTGGAAACACTGCACCGCCTCCGTATGGGGACGGCGAAGGACGATCCCAAATTCGACATCGCCAACGCCCTGCGCATTCTGGCGCTACATCGAGAGACCGCCGCCCGCGAACGTTCCGGCACAGACTCGCGCGACGAGGAAGAGGTTCTTGCCGCGATCGATGCCAAGCTGGAGAGGATTCGTGCGCGGCAGGATAATGCGACTCGCATTCTGATCGATGAGGGCGTGAGCACGCCGCGGCTGCCGGGCGGTGATGAATAAGCTTCGGTGGCTGGCACAGCTGGACAATCGCGGCCTGCGGGACGTGATGGAGGAGATGCACGGCGCGGAAAAGGAGACCCTGCGCCATCACTGGCGCCTGTGGGGCCGTTCCGAACAATTGCCGCCGCCGGGCGACTGGCAGTGCTGGCTGATCTGCGCAGGTCGCGGCTTTGGCAAGACCCGCGCGGGCGCCGAATGGGTTCGGGAGATCGCCCGCGTTGATCCTGCCGCGCGTATCGCTTTAATCGGCGCGTCGATTCCCGAGGCCCGAGCTATCATGGTGGAGGGTGAAAGCGGCATCCTGAGCTGCACGCCAGGCCAGTGGCGGCCGGAATTCGAGCCGTCGCTAAGGCGGTTGCGCTGGCCCAGCGGAGCGCAGGCGTTCCTCTATTCGGCCGGTGAACCGGAATCTTTGCGAGGGCCGCAGCACAGCCACGCTTGGTGCGATGAAATTGCCAAATGGGATAATTCTGCAGACAGGGCAATCCGGACGTGGGATAACCTGTTACTGGGTCTTCGGCTTAGCGACAGGCCGCGCGTGCTTGCCACTACGACCCCGCGGGCCGTGCCGCTGATGCGCCGCCTGATTAATGAAGAAGCATCAGGTTCGGTCGTGGTAACGCGCGGCAGCACCTATTCCAACGTGGCAAATCTGCCCGAGCGCTACATCGAAAGCATGCGCAAGCAGTATGGCGGTAGTGCACTCGGCCGCCAGGAGCTCGACGGCTACATGCTTACCGAGGTCGATGGCGCCCTGTGGAGCCGCGCGATGCTGGAGAAGAACCGAGAGGCCTTTTGCGGTGAACCGCTGAGCCGCGTGGTAGTGGCCGTGGACCCTCCGGTGACAGCTACCGGCGACGAGTGCGGCATCATCGTCGCCGGCGTGGCGGCCGACGCCATGGCCCGGGTGGTGTCCGACGCCTCACTTGCGCGGGCCAGTCCCGAACGCTGGGCGAAGGCTGTGGCATCGGTCGCGCACGCATGGAAGGCGGACAGGGTGGTAGCGGAAGCCAATCAGGGCGGAAGCATGGTGGAAAGCGTGTTGCGCGCAGCTGACTGCCAGATGCCGATCCGTCTCGTCCACGCGAGCCGCGGGAAGGTGGCGCGGGCAGAACCGATCGCCGCGCTCTATGAAGCCGGGCGCGTGCGCCATGTGGGTCAGTTTCCGCGGCTGGAAGATCAATTGTGCGGATTGATGGCCGGGGGAGCTTACGAGGGACCGGGGCGGAGCCCCGATAGAGCCGATGCGCTTGTCTGGGCTTTGACCGAGTTGATGCTGGGTCGGCGTGGCGACCCTCGCGTGTTGCAGGTGTAGGAACAAAAGGGAAACGGGCATGTCCTTGATCGAGACGCTTCGCTCTGCCTTCAAGGGCGGGGCGGGAGCGCGCGTGCCGCTCGCGCGCAGCTTCAGTTCGCCATGGTCCTGGGCTATGGACACGGGTGGATCGCGCCCGGCTTTCGACTATGATCGTTCCGTGCGCAGTGCGTTTCTGGACAATCCGGTGGCGCAGCGGGCGGTCAGGATTGTCGCCGAAGGCGTGGGTGGTTTGCCCCTCAAGAGCATTGATCCAGAACCGCGGGCGCTGGTGAGCGCGACGAGCGCCGGACAGTCACTGCTCGAGACGCTCGCGGCGCATCTGCTTCTGCATGGTGACGGGTATATTCAGATTATGCAGGATGCGGGAGGGCGGCCGATCGAGCTGTTTGCCCTGCGACCCGAACGCGTGTCGGTGGTGCCTGCCCCCGACGGGTGGCCTGCAGCCTACAAGTACAAGGTTGGCGACAAGGCGCTAACGATCCCGTTGGAGGACGAGGATGGCTGGCCCGCAATCATTCACCTGAAGGCATTCCACCCAGTCGATGACCATTACGGCGCTGGATGCCTCGGCGCTGCGGAACAGGCGGTAGCGATCCACAATGCCGCAGCGAACTGGAACCGCGCGCTGCTGGAGAATGCAGCCCGACCGTCAGGAGCGCTGGTCTATGATGGAGGCGCGGACAGTGCGGGGCTTACGACCGAACAGTTCGACCGGTTGAAGAATGAACTGCTTCAAGCGTTTTCGGGCGGCGGCAATGCAGGCCGGCCTATGCTGCTGGAAGGTGGCCTCAAATGGCAGTCAATGTCGATGACCCCGGCGGACATGGACTTCGCGGAGTTGAAGGCAGCCGCCGCTCGCGACATCGCTCTCGCGTTCGGGGTTCCGCCCATGTTGCTCGGTCTTCCGGGAGACAACACCTATGCGAATTACCGGGAGGCGAACAGGGCTCTGTGGAGGCTGACGCTGTTGCCACTCGCGGGCAAGATACTGTCCGGCTTGGCGGAGGGATTGCAGCCGTGGTTCCCGGGGCTGGAACTGACGATCGATCTCGACCGGGTGCCGGCGCTCGCAGAGGACCGCGAGAAGGCCTGGGCACAGGTCTCGGACGCCGACTTCCTAGATCCGGAAGAGAAGCGCGCAATGCTGGGCCTGCCGCCGAAAGGAGGGCTCAAATGACCCGCGAGGACATGCTCGCCAAGCTCATCTCCCAGGCACAGGAGGAAGGCGGTGAGTTGGTGACATTGCGCGCCATCGTGGAAGAGTCGATCGAGCTTGGTGCCGATCGCATGCTTGGCCGGCTCGGCCTCAGTGACGATTCAGCACAGAACGACATCGACGAACTGCGCGGCCTTCTGAGTGCGTGGCGCACCGCTAAGGCGAGCGCCTGGAAAGCAATTGTGGAATGGGTGGTGCGCGGCGTCATGGCTGTGTTGCTAATCGGCATTGCCGTGCGCCTCGGCGTCCCCGGACTTCTGCGGTGAGCGCGCCTGTGTTGCGCTTTGCCGGCTATGCGGCGCTCTTCGGCATTGTCGATGCTGCGCGAGACATCATCTTGCCCGGTGCTTTCGCGCGAACGCTGGCTGACCGGAGCGATCCCCTGCCATTGTACTGGCAGCACCGGCCCGAACAGGTATTCGGAGTAGTCGAACTGGCGCAGGAGGATCACCGCGGATTGCGGGTAATCGCGCGGGTTGACAATCCGAGCAGCCGAGGAGCGGCTGCCCTGCGCGACAAGACGGTGAGCGGGCTCAGCTTCGGGTATCGAGCGCGCCTTTACCGCCTTTCACGCGAGGGTCGCTTGCTTGAGGACGTGGACTTGTTCGAAGTCAGCCTTGTCACCCATCCGCTGCAGCACGGGGCCAGAGTCCATCTGGTGCAGTGACATCGTCTAACCTCCGTGAATCTCCGACCGGCCGCCCTTGGCGGCCTTTTTTATGCCCCGAATGAATCCCCAAGAAAGGTGAGCTCCCAAATGCAAAGCGAAAAGCAGCCCGAAGCAATGGCAACCAGCTTCGATCTCGTAAGCCGACAGGACCAAGCCGAGTGCGCTCTAAAAGCGCTTCGCTCAGACATCGAGGAAGTGAAGGGCCGGCTCGAGCGGGTCAGCCGCGCGGCGGCACGCCCGACTCTGTCCGGCGTCAGTTCGAACAACATTGAAGTGAAAGGCTTCGTCGACGGATATTTACGCCGCGGTTCGGAGACACAGGTCAAGTCGTTGGCCGGTTCGCTGCTCAAGGATGGCGGCTATGCCGTCCCCCGCGAAATTGACGCGATGATCACCAGTCAGGTGAAGGAATACAGCCCGATCCGCCAGCTGGCCCAGGTCGTGCAGGTCGGCAGCACGGGTTATCGCAAGCTGGTGACCGTCGGCGGGACGGCCTCCGGATGGGTGGGCGAGACTGTGGCGCGCCCCGAAACAAACGCGCCGGAGTTCGCCGAGATTGCTCCGCCGACCGGCGAACTCTATGCCAATCCGGCGGCGAGCCAGTCCATGCTTGACGATGCGGCGTTCGATCTGGAGAATTGGCTTGCGAGCGAAATCGCCATGGAGTTCGCCCGCGCCGAAGGTGCCGCTTTCGTCAACGGCACGGGTATCGACCAGCCGCTCGGCTTTCTCTCCGCGCCCATCTCTCCATCCGACGACGTGGCCCGGCCCTTCGGTGCGCTGCAGTATATTGCTTCGGGCCAAGCAAACGGCCTGGGTACCGATCCCGAGATCCAGCTGATCGATCTTGTTCACTCGGTCAAATCGGGACTTCGGCAAGGCGCGACTTGGGTGATGAACGCCGGCACGCTGGCAGAGGTGCGCAAACTCAGGACTTCGGACGGCGCCTTCCTCTGGCAGCCGGGCTTGGTCGAGGGCCAGCCTGACAGGCTGCTGGGCTACCCGGTGGTGGAAGCCGAGGACATGCCGAGCATCGCTTCCGGCAACACCCCGATCGCCTTCGGAAATTTCAAAGCTGGCTACTTGATCGCCGAGCGCAGCGCCACGCAGATCCTGCGCGATCCGTTCACCAACAAGCCTTTCGTCCACTTCTATGCGACCAAGCGCGTGGGCGGCCAAGTTCTCGATAGTGACGCCATCAAGCTGTTCCGGATCGAAGCGTAG